AGCCATGTATGGTACTTCATCAACAAAATTATGAGTTGTGTAGATGTCTGTGATACAAGCATTAACTACATCCATAAAGTTTGGAGTTACTACCTTTAAAGCTAAATCGCCAGCAGAAAATACACGTCCATACTCTGTAGCTCCTTTTGGATTTGGAGCAACTCCATCACCAAATAAGATACCGTTTTGACGTTTTAATCCATGCTTACTAAATAAGTAATCTGTAGCAACAGACTGTAAGTTAGGAATATCTTGTACTGATTCATCAGATAAAACCTCATGAGCTGCAACTTTTCTTGGTTCAGCGTAACGAGTCTCAATCTTAAAATCAATTTGCGGTTTAGTTCCTTTTTCAGCAACAAAAGAAAAATCGCCATCTTTAGGAACACTTTCCGTATAAGGAAATGCAGCTAAACTAGTGTTTTGTCTTGATACTAAAGAATCAATATAAGGAGCTTTTAAGTTTACTCTTGTAGGAGCAGCCATTTGAACACCTACTAATTCAGGTATACCGTCTGGGTTAGATGCAGAAGTTGTAACAATTGTCTCAACTGCTTTAAACTCTACTAAACCAGTACCAGCTTTATGAATAGCCTTGATTTTATCAATGTTATCTGTGATAAACTCATTTAATTTATCTTTAAAAGATACTAATTTTCCATTAGTTCCTTCTTCTTTCATTGCTTTCATAGCAGCAGAAAGGTCTATTAATTCCTTGCTTGCAATCTCAAACTTTTCTTTGCTTACAGAACCTTCTAAAGCTTCTCCTAAACCCTTAATTTGATTTTGTAATGCTTCTAAAGCCTCAGCGTTTTCGCCATTTGCTTTATCGATAGCTGCTTTAGCTTCCGTTTTAACGCCTAACAATAGTGCGTCGATTTCTTCTTTTTCCATTTTTAATGTGTTAAGTTAATTTTAAATTTTTAATTGATTCTTTGATATATTGAGTGTTGTTAAACGGCTCTACTTCTGGAGTGTCTTCCAACGGCTCCGATTTTTCATTTACTGATAATGTAGGTGTCATATAATTAGACCCTTTTAATACTGCGCTACCTTCAATTACTTTCGCCTCTGTTACAGCCCAAAAATAACCAGTCGCTTCAGTCTCTTCTTTATTCGCTATACGGTCAATGTATTTTTCCCATACGCCAAACTCTTCTTTATAATCTTTATCGTTTACTGCTAATGCTAATTTAACATATCGCATACCTACTGAATGTTCTTTTACATATCCTTTAAGATATTGCTCAAACATAAAAGGATTGCGGTCCTTATCTATTACAGTTTTAAATACTAACGCTTGTGTTTTTCCTTCTGCTTGTAATCCTAATCCAGACCATTCAAACTCTTTTACAGTAGCCTTAACATCAGAGCTGATAACCTTATCAAACTGCATTTGGTGTTCTTGTAGTAAGTAGATGCCTTTGGTTTCTCTTAATGATTTGGTCCAAATACCTTTAATATGAACATCGTCGTGCGAATCTTTTATATTTGTGGTGTTAATAACAACCTCAACAGATATTTTATTACCATCAAATGCAGACGGGTTTTCAATTGCTTTCTCTGTATCGTCTTTATAAATTATTCTACGAAATACCAGAACTACATCAGGTCGTTTCAAAGAAAGCCTCAATGTTTTCTAATGGAGTATTTAAACTTGTTGAGGCTGAAAACCCAACAGTTGAAGTTGAGGACCCAGAGTTAATGAAGTTATTGGGCCAACCAAACATACTACAAAGCCAAAACAAATGGCTACACAATTACAGCGAGCAGTTAGATGTTTATGGTAATCAGTTTATGTACTTCAATAAACCTTCTGCATTAATGACTTACCCTAAATCTATTGTTAATATATCACCAAGATATTTAAACCCGTTGCTTAGTGGTAAGTATTACGACCAAACAGATATTGAAGGTGTGGTTAAAAGATATAACTATGATGACAATGATACTGTAAGAAGTTATGAGACTAAAGATATTCTTTGGACCAAGCATGATGACCTAGACAACCCTGTTGTTGGAAAGTCTCCGCTAGTATCGTTAAAGTTCCCTTTGTCTAATACTAAATTAGCTTATCAATACTTTAATATAATTGGAGCAAAGAAAGGTGCAATAGGAATGATTGCTACTACTCAAAAGGATAGTGAAGGCGCATTACCTATGGACGATGAAGATAAAAAAACACTAGAAAACAAGTTTAGTAATGATTATGGCGTACATGATTCAGCAAAAAGTGCAGTTGCTATTGTCGATGGTCAGGTAACATGGCAGCCTATGACATACCCAACAAAGGATTTATTACTACAAGAACAAATTGACGCTAACAAACTTACTATTGTGGACCAATACGGGTTGGATATTAACATCTTTTCAAGTAAGAATAGCACTTATGAGAATGTAAGACAAGCACTAATAGGTAGTTACAACAATTCTATCTACCCAGCAGCGGACGCATTTACTCAGTCTTTATCTAAACAGCTTAAGATTGACCCTAAATATAAATTAATACTAGATTATTCCCACTTAAGTATATTGCAGGAAGATAAAATGGAAAAGGCAAACACTTTGAAAGCTCAATTTGATGCTGTTAGTCAAGCTGTACAGGCTGGGTTAATTAGTAGAGAAGTTGCAACAGACGTTTTAAACAACTCTTTTAGTTTAGATTTACCAGCACCACCAATTCCAGAAGCTCCAACAGAGTAATTTATAATAGGTTAATTATTAAGTAGTTAGTCTACTTGTTACACGGGGTGGAGACTACTTGTATAGGTGTTTTAATAAGCCTTGTATAAATCGGGCCAATCCGCTTAATGAATCTGGTGCATCATCATGCCTAGAACCTCCAGCCTTAAGGTAACCGCATAGCTCTTTCATGAACGCTTTGTATTCGCTTGTTTGAAAGTCTGGATGTACAAACAAGCAATGCTTTCTTATAAATGCAGCATCCATCAATATACGTGTATGCTTGTTAGCCTTTGAATGAATGGTTAAAACCTTAGCATTTGCAACCTTTCTTAACTCCTTTGCATACATACCACCCATATTGTTTGACTCCACCCTAATATACTTAACATCTAAATTGTTTAATTTTTGAGCAAGCAAAGGAATTGTTATATCTGTATTCTCTTTATTAAATAGCAAGTCTGTGATATACACATCTTTACCAATGTTTTGACCTATTGGTGCGCTTAAATGGTCGTCGCCTTCATCAGCAATATCTGCATAAGCAATAGCACCCTCAAATTTAAGTAGCTTATCTGGTTTGTAATATCTTAATTCACTTTCAGGGAACATCAAACCTTTAGCCTCAACAGGTTCTTGCATGTATTCAGCATCCCAGATGGTAGAATCTATCTCAGATCTAATGGCCTTATATTCGTCTGTTGTTTTTACATCTTCACAAAATGATTCCCCTTCTTCGTTTAATGCTGGTATTACGATACTTAAATCATACAGCTCTTTTGATTGGTTGCGACCTATTAAGTCGTTCTTATGCCACCTAGTACCTATGTCTATTTGTGGACAACCCTTTTCAAGTCTCGAACCATGCGTACCCTCGGCCCAACTAAGCACTTTTTCATTTTGATTTTCACTTAATGCATCTTCTAAACTCTTATACATGTCATCTGTAATGGCTAATAATGTAGCACCAAAACCGATAATTGTACCACCAACACCAGCACCAAAATATCCTACCTGTCTCGACTCTTCTAAGTTCCAGCCGTTTAAACTCTGGTTATCAGAAGATAATTCTATATTAGGGAATACGTCTTTAAACTCTTGATTTCTTATAATGTTTCTTACATCGTAGCTAAACTTTTGGTATAGCCTAGCAGTACATGTATTACGCATAACCGACTCTGTTGGGTTCATGCCTAAAGCCCAAGCGCAAAACAATGATGTAATGTAAGATTTACCAGCTCTAGGCGACATTGATACGTGAAGTCTTTTTATTTCACCATCATGAACTAACATGAAAGCATCTGCAACCTCTTTTAAGAATAGTCTTTTATTGAAAAATGGAGCGTCTACGTATAAACAGAAGTCCCAAAAATTACGCCTTGCTAGTTCCTTCTTTGCTTCCTGTATTATCGTTGCGCGTAAGTTCTTTGAGTTCTTCATAACTTAATTTTGATAAGTCTGTTTGTTGTAGCTTTTCGTCCTTTGAGGTTATATCTAATTTGTCTCCATACACTTTAGGGTTCATCTTACCAAGCATCCATTTACGAGCATCAATTTTTATCTTAGAACGTGCTGCAAATTCTCCATTAAATAC